CCACGTATGGTGTTGGTAATTGGTACTGGCGTTTCTGGACAGATGCTGAAACTAACCAAAATGACTTTAACCCCATCGTGATCAATTGGTGGGATATGACATGGAAAATTAAGTATTATGATGAGCTAGCAAGAGAGCACGTTGTGATTTCCCCCACTCAAGGGATTAGGAAATGTAGAGACGCCACCGAGATAGAAAAATACGGGCCGTATTGGAGCCCCTGGTTAGAAAGGGAATACAGAAACCTCACCGAGAAAGGAAATGACAGCAAGTTCCGCCAGGAAGTATTGGCGGAGTTTGTTGGCACTGGACATACGGTTCTCTCTAGGCAGACGTTGAACATTATAGGTAATACGGTCGCACAGTACGGGAAGGATTACCAGACAGTTGGTGAAGTGGATTACGTTAACCCAACCACTGGTGAAAGAGAAAAGCTTGATTTCAGAGAAGACCTGTGGGTGTGGAAGACGCCGGAAAAGGGCGGAGAGACAACAGACCCAGATGGCAATCAAATCGTAGAAGAACCACATTATTACGTACTTGGTGGCGATACGGCAACGGGAGAAGGTACGGACTTTAGCGCTATAGAAGTCTTTGACATGAACATGGGCGAGCAGGTTGCGGAACTTAAGATAAAGGTTCGCCCCAAGGTCTTGGCTAAAATGATCGACTACATTGGTCGTTACTACAACAACGCCCTGGCTGTTGTTGAAAATACAGGCATTGGCAAAGCTACGTGTCAGGAATTATATGAAGATCTAGCATATCCAAATGTCTACAGGAGCAGAAGGAAGAGAGCTGATTTAAAGATAAAGTCTGGTTATTTGGGCTTTGCAACAACTGGCCAGAGCAAGGATCTGTTGGACAAATCACTGGTGGACGGTCTTGGCGATGGCGGTTATACCATATATTCCAGCAGGTTGCACAAAGAAGCGATGATATATGTTCAGCTAACCAATAACAAAACTGGCGCTGAACCTGGTCCTGGAAACAATGACGACCTGATTATAGCTACAGCCCTATGTCTTGTTGCCATACCTGACGCAATTAGGATTGCGGGACATAATTTGGTGCCTTTTCACAATATCGACGTGCCGTTGAATGTAAAGTCGTCAGCGGTAACTACAGGGGATCACGATAAGATAATCGCAGCCGGGGGTGGTAGGGATCTACTATTGCCTATGGGCATAAGCAGCGAACTCCCAACTAAAAAAGTTAATGTGCAGGCTGAAGCCCAAAAATTTCAGCAGCAATTGGGAGGAATTACGATTGATAGTAAGGCCAAAAATAATATTGAGACGGTGAGGTTCAAAAGAAACAAATTGGAAATGCCGAAGAAGAAAAGAAAATGAGAGAATAATCTATGGGCTGGCAGTTATTCGATAGATTGGGTGCTTTATTTAAAGCAATCAACGTCTACAGGGGCGTTGATCATCTATTCACAGACCAGACTTCTATAGATAAACTCATAGCGTCTGGTGACTTCATTAATCTGTCGTCTCAGCATGCCCTCTTAGAACAAACTAATCTTCATATCAATAGGTTAGAGAGATATAAAGACTATGACCAGATGGACGAAGTTGGCGAGATGTCGCTGGCTTTAGACTTATATTCTGATGAGGCTTCCCTAATAGATCCAGAGATTAAACACAGCATGATGATAAAGGCCGACTCAAAGGCCGTCAAGGAGGAGCTAGAAGAACTGTTTTACGACGTTCTTTTAGTTGATAACTGGTTGAGACCTGTGATTCGGTACCTGTGCAAGTATGGCGATTTCCCTGGCGAAATCGTGCCTACCAAGAATAGAGACGGAATTGCTAGCATTCGGTTCATGAATGTCTATAACTTCACACGAGTTGAGACGAAGTTTGGCGACCTAGTCGGGTTCTTCTACCAAGACGAACTTGTCACAAATCCGGAATTCTTCCATCCGTGGCAAGTTGTACATATGCGGCTAACTTCTTTCGAGAACATCTTTCATCCCTATGGAAGAAGTCTCCTGAACGGGTCTCGCAAGCACTTCAAACAACTGCGGCTGATGGAAGATGCGGCAATCATCTATCGCCTCACCCGCGCTCCCGAGAAACGTATCTTCACCATTCCTGTGGGTCAGGTGCCGACACATGAGATCCCAAATTATATCGAGAAGATAGCTTCAAGATTTAAAAAGAAGCGATTCTTCGACCCTGCAACAGGCGACGTTAATGAGAGGTGGCACCCACTAATTCAAGAGGATGACTTCTGGCTGCCACAGAGACCAGATGGGACAGGCCCAAAAGTTGAGACTCTCCCAGGTGCGGAAAATCTCGATCAGATTGCCGATATCGAATACTTCAAGAAAAAGATGGTTGCTGGGCTAAAGATTCCATTTAGTAGGGTTGGGATCGGCGAACCAGGAGAGAATGAGACCAAATCTCTGGCCCAAGTCGCCCCAGAATTCGCAAAGGCTGTCCAATGGGTGCAGCGTGAAGTGATTATGGGCCTCAAGAAGGTCGCAATTGTCCATCTGGCTCTGAAGGGCTACTCAGAAAAAGATATAAAGTCTTTTTCCTTAAATATGACTGCCAGTTCTGCAATAGATGAGCTTTACAGGATCGAGACTTGGTCATCTAGAGCAGATGTAATCGATGCACTCAAGGGCACTGGTTTGTTCCCCGACGAGTGGATTCTCAAGCGATTCACAGATATGACCGATGAGGAAATCTCTGAGAATCAAGAAAAGGCAGCCGAGATGGCTGCCTTAGAGGGAGGCGAAGAAGGAGAAGAGGGTGGATTGCCACCTCTTGAAGGATATAATTATAAGGCTGAGAGGCTTATCCAAGAAAAAATTACCAGGAACGGCCACTTTGCGGCTTTATTAAAGAGGGATTCCGGTTTTCAGTATCTTCTCAACAATAACGAGTTGGACGGCTTATCTAAGCCTAATGGGAAAGCCAATCAGATGCTTGTTGAGAGTGTTGTTGCAGAAGATGAGAGAAAAACCGCTATCGATCAAGTAAAGCAATTACTCATTGCTACCAATCCAGATTCAGAAAATACCATTCCGGCAAAGATAGACTAGATATTATTAGTCTAGTATAGTCACTTAGGAGATAAGATAATGGCAGGCACAGATCAGAAATCGTCTCCGGCAACCCTAACTATGGATGCCAGGAAGTTTCTGCGTGCGATCAACACATCAGCGCAAGCAAAAGTCGTCTTTTACGAAGAAACAATCAAGAAGATAGGTGATAAAACCAAGAGGGAATATCGCCTTAAGGCTCTGGATTCCAATTCTCTCATCTTTGAGGATGTCGAGGATAATACTTATTATCATGCCGACATCGCTAAGAAACCGAGGGGAAAGGTTGAAATCAACAATATCCGCCCCATCAAGATAATTGATGAGCAGAAATCTGAATCGTTCGAGAAGCATTGTCTTGATTTAGTCGAAAACCTGGCTTCTGACGATTTTAAGGCGGCCGAGAAGGCGTTCCGGACCATAGAGGTCCAGAGATTTCGCCCGGTTGTCATCCCAGAAAGCGGATGGGTCACCACTCGCGACGGGAATGCCCACCACATCAATGTCGAAAGCGACGAAGTCGGCTTTGACATACCAGCGATCACAGAGGCGTTCTGCGAGGCTGTCTCTGAGTTTGTTGAGCTGGATGAGGATGGCAAGCTGATCAGGGGAGAATTCCCTGAAACGGGCGAGAAATTCAACATTCCCATCGACGAGATGACCAGGCGCAGGCAGATCGCCCACTATATGAAGACGGTGGCCGAGAGCGCTTGGAGATCAGAAAATTTCTGCGAGATGATTGAGAATATTGCGGGTATGATTTCGAATGGTCATCTCCGTGAGGCAATCTCTGTCGCTGCAAAATTCCTCAAAGAAAATCAGGAATTCAGCACATTGAATTCCGACGAGATGATCAAACTGGTTGAGAATGCTATGGCATCTTCTGGCCAATTCAACTCGATACTAGCCGAAGATGTGGCCACCTTGATGCATCGTACGAACATCAAGGTCAATATGACCGATATTTGTGAAGCCTGGGAAAAGACCGCTCTGAAGGCCGAGAATGCCGAGCTTTTGCACAGTGTCAAACTACTCGAATCCTCCAAAGATTTTGTGAATGATTACGACTCCTTCCTCGATAACGTCTTCAATGAAGGCCTCGATGTACAATCGGCAAGAGCTAAAGCTTACCTCACAACACTCAAGGTCATCAATTCGATTCTTACCAAGATGGAAGGCAAGGAAGATCTTGCCACGCAAGTCGAGAGCATGATAGCCGAGCTGGAAGAGCCAGAACCCAGCACGGATATCATTATGGAAGCGGAGCAGCTTCTGTGCAGCATTCCCGATACCCTCGTTGATCGCATCGTGACCCTCGAGAATTTCACCGAGATGCCCGGAATCGAAGCCGATATGGGCACCGGGGCCGAGGAAGGGCCTGAAGGCCCGGCAGTCAGCCTGCCTTCCGGTCCCGGAGGCGCGGGGGGCGATCTAGGCGGCCTGGGTGGTCTGGGCGAGCCAGGAGAGGAGGGCCTTGAGGGGATTGGTGGCGAAGAAGAAGAACCACCCCCAGGCGAGGAAGAGGAAGAAGAGATGCCTCCACCGCCAGCTGAAGAGGCTGGCGAGCCTGGCACATCCCGTAAGCTTCCTGCCATAGAAGAGATGAACACCAACCAGCTCAAAGAAGAGCTAAATCAGTGGAAGATCGAGGGCCACATCTTCCTGAAGGAAGATGGATTCGACGACTGCAACAACCAGTTCTCCAGATATATCAAGAGGTGTGAAGAGCTAAAGGCGGATGATATCCGCGAAGAGTTCGAGACACTTCGCAATACAATGGTCCAGACTGGCGATGATGTGGTCGAAGATGAGCTGGTCGTCGAAGACCCATACTCGGGGATCGACACAGGTTCCAAATCAGAGATCAACGAGGAATACGGGTCCGGAGCCAAAATGGAGAAACAGGGCGGCAAGGGTGTCGCCGCCACCAGCGGCAAGGAACCTGGGCATGCTGGTAAGGGCGGTCCCGCATCTGGCGATCCCAAAATGGGTAAAGCCGATGGTAAGGGCGTAGCTGCAAAATCAGCTGGCCAGGCCGATTTCTCCGGCAGCGGGTCAACCGAGGGGGCCGACGAGGATGGGGGTAAGGGTGTTCAGCCTAAGGGTCTCAAGGACGCTGGTCTACCGCACGAAAACGAACACGGTCCCGATGATGGAAAACCTCCCACCGGGAAGGCCCAGATGGGCCGTCCCGAGGGCAAGGGTGTGGCCGAAAGCGTCGGAAACCCGGAGAAGGTGCAGCCTGGCACGGGTAAGCAGTACAAGAGCGGCGGGAAGTTCTACGGAAAGCTGGATGCCGCGATTGCTGGTGAGCTTAAGTCCGGAGATCAGGGCGATGACATGTCTTCAACTAAGCCCAAGGTAAAGGGTGGTGTGGCAGAAGGCAAGGATAAGGGCCCTGGTGTTCCTGATGGAACGGGACCTTTTGGTGGCACGGATGAATGCCAGATGGAAAAGGGTGAAGGAGAGGAAAAGAAAGGAAAGAAAGGAAAGGGAGGTCTGCCGCCTGCTCTAGAGAAGCATAAGTTCAAAAAGAAGGGCGGCGAAGCAACAAGCGAAGAGCGCCCTTCAGTCTTCGTCCACTCCAAGAAGGAATCCGAGAAAGAACAGAGGGAAATGAAAAAGGCCGCGAAAGACAAAAAGATGGCCTCTGAGAGTGTGGCGGCTGAAGCCCTTAGGCCATATCTAATTGGCAAGGAGATCACCCCCGAGAATATTGCCGAAGCGATCGTTAAGCTAAAAGCGGCAGCCAAGGGTGACCCTTCTCTCAAACCAGTTCTGGAAGCCGTGGATGATTATTGGTCCTGGAAGGGCCTGAGAAGGTCTCCAGAGAAGGAGATCAGAAGGCCCACACAGGAATTCGGCATGACTGGAGACCTTGGCGAAAAGCCTGTAATATGCGATGTCTGTGGTAGCGAGACGATTGGCATTGAGGGCGATCCTTGCCCAGATCCTGATTGCTCCGGAAAGCTCTTCACGGCCTATGAGTCTGATGTCGGTGAGGAGCCAGGTGCGATCTGTCCTGATTGTGGGCACGTGATGGGCGAGCCTGGCGATATGTGCCCCGAATGCGGAGTCGCTGTACTTGAAGCACAATACAAGAAAGGCACTAAGGGCATCAAGCCGATCGGCTACAAGAAATCATCCATCAACGAGAAAGAAGGCAAAAAGAAGCAGGAAGACATTGCCGAGGACGTAGCGATCATTATGTCTAGGGATGAAACAATCGACCAGGTGATAGACGCCGTGGTCAAAGCTCTGGATAGCGGTGAAAAACCTGAGATCGGTGCGGAAATGACCGGTTTGGGTGTGCCTCCAATGGGTGGAGAAGAAACTGAGATAGACATAGACCAGACCCAAGATGAGATCGCTGGTGCCGAGGAAGCCTTGGAAGCTGCCGAAGGAGAATTAGAAGGGGCAGAAGAAGAGGCTGAAGAAGCTGAAGAAGCTGAAGAGGCTGAAGAAGAAACGGAGGTCTAAATGGCCGTCATCGCCTGCGATCCCCATGACAAAGAATGCATTAGTCGCCAGTCGATAATGAAGACTGGCAATATTGGGCGGCATACTCTTTTCCAAGATTCAATGCCGCTCAAGTTAATCAAGCCGCTCATCTCTGAGGATGTCAAGGGAGTTGGTCGAGTTCTTCGTTTGGGCGGCCAATTTCAGTATGCCGATAGGCCCAACGCAAATGGCAGGATTTACCCAAAAGAGATCCTGGAGCATGCGGTCACAGAGATCCAGAGTGATCTCAAGTCACGTCGAGTAATGGGTGAATTCGATCATCCTCCAGACGCTAAGATCCATCTCGATAGAGTATCTCATATTCTCACCGATCTCAAGATGAAAGGTTCCGAGGTAATTGGTGAATTAGAGGTACTAGAAAAGACGCCGATGGGTTCAATTGCCAAAGCGCTAATCGAGAGCAAGGTGCAGCTCGGCATATCTTCTCGTGGCGTCGGCGACATGGAAACAACGATTCATGAAGGTAACGAATTCTATAAAGTGCTGCCTGGATTTACATTCGTTACCTTCGATATCGTTGCAGAGCCTAGCGTACAAGGATCTTATCTCAATATCAATGAGAGCAGGGACCGGATTCTTAAGAAGCTTAGGCAATTCTCTCCGAAATGCATTAGGGAAGAAGCCGAGCATAAAATCGTCCAGCAATTCAAAGCCTTCACGTTAAGAAGGTACCTGGAGGGTTAGATGGACAAGAAATTGACATCTGTCCAGAGACGCCTTTTGAAGGAAGGCTGGGGTGATGAAGGCGATCCTAGGCTGGGTGGGATCCCGGACAAAGTCATCGATGTCCGCGACTATGACCTTGCCGAAATGTTAGCCAATGAACTGGATGGTTTCGGCGGCATAAGGGCTGGCAATCAAGATACCAATTTGCACCTTTACCTTCCTGGAGGTAAGGGAGGGCCGTATGGCTGGAAACGTCCTCCATTGGGTGACGAATAATGCCCGCTAAGAGCAAGGCTCAGCAGAAATTTATGGGGATGGTTTACGCCGCCAAGAAGGGCGAGAAACCAGCTTCCCCTGAGGTAGAAAAGGCCGCCAAAGGTATGTCCAAGAAATCTGCCAGGAAGTTCGCTAAGACAAAGAGGAAGGGCCTTCCTGGTCATGTGAAGAAAAAGAAGGCCAAGAAGAAAAAGAAGACCAAGAAGGAAGATATGGACATACAAGGCATCGCAAACGTCATCGCAGATGGTAACATCTTTGATGATTATTATGGTGACACTATCGAAGAGCACTGTGGCCATTGCCACGAAGATAAAATGGAGACATGTCATAACTGCGGCGAATTGTTTGCCACCAAAGATCGAACCGCCATGCTTTGCCCGTCGTGCGCAGAGGAGCACGGCCAAGAGTATTATGAAGATTCTCCCGACACATTAGAAGAACACAGCACCATATACTGCCCAAAGTGCGGCGAGATTGCTACC